TAAGAAGTCTTTCACCAGCTCTTTGTAAACCTTTTTCTCTTTTAGCAAGAGTTTTTTGAGATTTTCTAATTGTTTTATCGTATTGAAGACTTTTATCTAATGTTACACCTTTTTTACCTGGAACAGATGTAGGTCTTTTACCTTGATGTGCTAAATCAGATGATTTCTTTTTCTTATCAAGTTGCATCTTAGATGCTGCTTTAGCCGCAGTTGCTTTAACTGCATATTTACTTAATGAATCTTTTGATAATTCGTGAAGCTGGTCTTCATCAGCTTCTTCAGCAGACTCAAGAAATGAAGAATCATCAGATTGACCTTGATGTTGAGGATCATAAGAATCATTAGCTTTTTCACCCTTTTGATCTCCTCTATTTTTTACTGATGGATTACCTTTAATTTCTCCAGTGAATTGGCTTTCTTCAGCAGCAGGATGATCGATTTTTTGTACTTGGTGAGTATCTTTAAATCTTTGCTCCTCTGGACTTCTAGCCTGATGAGAAATTTCTGATAAAAATTTATTAAAGGATTTCATGTTGAGCTCCGTAATTTGTTTAATTTTTGTTATATTTATCCATTTATGGTATTCGAATTTGATTCTTCTTGATCAGGTTGGAATTCCTGATTAGGATCATATCCTTGTTGAGGTTCTGCTTCCATTTCAGCTTCTGCCTCAGCTTTCTTTTCTTTGTCAATTTCTTTTTCCATTTCCTTAATTTCGTCTTCAGACATACCTAATACATTTTTACGTACCCAATCTCTTGAATAATATGTACCAACATGTTCTTCGACTTCTCTAAGTGTTGTTAATCTTTCACGTGTAATTTCTGCTTCTTTTAACTCATTAAAGTAATTATCTTGAATGAAATCATAACGGATTACATTTTTAATCTCAGCAAATTCTTCTGGTAGCATTATACCTTTTAATACTAACTGTTTCTCCAAAACTTGGGTAAACAGATCAGAAAAACGTGATCTTAAGCGCTTTACAAACTTAGTGAATTTAAGCTCATCTCGAGTGATTTCAGAGACCCTACCAAAGGAATACATGGTTTCTGGTTCCAATCTTGATAAAGGAACTTTAAGCGCTTTATACAATTTTCTTTGGAAGTATTGCATGTTTTCATCTGTTGTTAATGCAGATGAAGCACCACCTGGTAATGTATCAACTTCAGTAGATCTTTCGCCACCACGACGTGGGAACCAAAAATCTTCAGTCATTGTCATCATCTTACGAGCATCTGTAATTTCACCAGTTGATGAATTATACTGAAGCTTATTTTTATGACGAGTCATCATATCTCTTAGATATTGTTCTGCCTTTGATTTAGGAAGATTACCAACATCAATATAGAAAATTCTACGTTCTGGAGCTCTTGTTAAAGTATAGATGATTGTTGCATCTTCGAGCATCCTTAATTGGTTCATTGGTTTAATCGAAGGATGTAAATAAGAAAGAACTAAAGAATTATTTTCATTTAATAATCCTGATGTAATTCTTGCAATTGAATCTTTTGCAATCTTATAACCCATTGTACCACTTTGTTGAGTACCTTTTTCGCCACCAAAACCATTTTCTGAATACATATAGTATTCATTTTTTACTTTTTTAACTGGAACTCCTGAATGTGGATCTTTAGATTTCTTATCAATCTCACGAACTAATTTAAGTTTTCGCGGATCTACATATCTTAATTCTTGGATTCCATCTTTTAATTTCTTATTATCAATAATAACATGATAGTTAATTCTACCATCAATATAGAAATTACCAAACATGTCATATGCTTTATTTGAAAAATCAAATAATCTTAATACATCTTCAAACTCGTCAACAAGTTTTTCTTTTACTTTATCTGGTAAATCTGTATCGTCTAGAACAAGCTCAACAACTTTCTCGTCGTTGTCAACGCTTATTGCTTCATTGATAATTTCATCAACCGCTTGTGATACCTCTGGTTGATGACTTAAAGAACGATATTTTGTTACTAACTCGGATTCTGTTTTAGCAGTACCTTCCATATCGAGAATAGTACTGTAAAATCCACCCAGCGCATTACCTACCGTAATAGCACCATCATCATTTATTGGTTCTGCAAAAGAAACTATTTCTTGGTTAGTCTCTTCTGCATCACGCTTTATTTCGAAACCGAAAATCTTCATTTCAAGACCTCATTATATAAAAAAATTATGTAGTTATGTCTGATTCGTTGCCTTCAACTCTCCATAAATCATACTGGAATGTAACATTAAACTCTTCAATTTGATCGACTTGATCCCAACCCATTTGAATAGCGTCTGCTGCAATTGGGAACATACCTTCAAAGCGATAAACTCGAATTGGTTGATCTCCGCCTTTAGCATATTGTTTAATAATACCATCAGTTTTATAGTTTTGTGGAAGAGCTCTTGTATTCGAATCATGCGAATTGATAAAATCTAGCCATTTTTCAATAGAATTACGAACAGCGAAATCTTCATCATTGATAATTGTTACTGTCCAATCTGCAAAAATTCTGTCACCAGCATATTTTACTTGTCTACCGAAATAAGGAACTATATATTGGCCAACCTGAGATTCTGGAATACCAGCTGCTCTTGCCATAAATGGAAATTTTTCTACTCCATTACCTAAGTTTATACCAGGAGGATTAGTAATTTCACACTGAAAGAGTGTAGGACGAGCACCACCATATTGTAGCTCTGATTTAAATTGGTTAATATTGAATGCCATTTTATTTTCTCCTTTACTCTATTTATTAACCTAACTGACCTACGATTTCATCAAATTCAACACCGGTTCTTGTTGCCACAAACGTAAGTTCAATAACATTAATAGAACGAGCTGGCTTAATAAAGATACTTGCTCTAAACTTATTAGCATCAATAACTTCTGGAGTATTAACTGTAGAGTCAGAAACAACTCTAAAATCAATAATACCACGACGTCCTTGAATATCTCTTAAGAATGGCTCAACGATATTTCTGAATCGACTTTGTGTAAATTCATCGTTAAATTCAAATAGGAAACTTTCAGCTGCAGTAGCAATTGCTTTTTCAACGTCAATAAACAATCTACGAACGTTAAGTCTGTCAAATGCGCTTGTAGTACCAAGACCTGTTTTATCACCAAATAGTACAATACCTTGTCCTACTTGAGACATAACTGGATTAATATCTGAGCCGTATAGTAAATCTCTTTGTGCTTTTCCAGGATTAAATGCTAATTTAATAACATTTTTAATTACACCTTTTCTAAATCCAGCAGGTGATTCCCAAGATTCAACTCTTGAAGCAAGACCCGCCATATCACCATTTAGTGGTGTGTAACGATAAACATCATTATACTTATCATAACGATACTTATAACCTGAATCCATAAACCAATAAGATGAATTTTGAATCTTATTACGGTATGCAATAGCATTTTCCATCTTAGCGTTAGTTTTAAGTTCATCTACAACTGCTTCTTTAGAAGGTGAGATATAAGCAACACAATCTTTTCTTGTATCACAAATATTTGCTACAATATAGTTTGCTCTAATACCATCATTATCACCTTTACCTTGTAATACACCAGAAATATCAATTTCATTTCCATTTTTAAGTGTATCCCAAGCAAATGCAAGTGTACTTAATGTTGCTGTTGTTTCAGTACTAGCATCTGCACCACCGACAAAGTTTTCATAAACAGTTGAAGCTGTTTGGTCGGTAACTGTAGAAATTACATGAGCAGTATTTGCATTTTTAATCCACTCTGATCTATTTTCTACTACGTTAGCAAAGTAATTAGATGCACCTTGTGGTGTAACTGCTGCAGCGGCTGTTGAAACATTTTCAAATTTTTCGAGAATTTGACCTTCTGTTCCAGAAATTTCTCCACCTTTATCAATTACAGCAATGTGTAAATGATCTGCATCTGGCGCTTTACCAAATGATGAAGCATATTGCCAATTTCTTGATACTGATAATTTACTTAAATCACTTTCAGCTAATGTATATTTGTTTGAGAAAGAAATATCGTATTTGTATGATTCTACTACAGTAACTGCTGTATTACCTGAACCATATGTTCTTTCTTGTTCTGTTTCTGTATAAGCAGAAACAACTAATTCTTGATATCCAACACTTGAATTACCAATCTTTAATACATCTCCAATACCAAGAGCTGGTAATTGAACCGTGTTTGCTGTTTCAAAGCTTACTGATGTTGAGCCAAAATCTACTGTTTGTTCTGCTTGAGTATTTGATACTGCATTTGCATCTACACCACCTACGTCAAACCACTCTGTTGAGTATCCTGATGAATCAACCCATGCAACTTCAAGTGAATTACCTAAAGATCCAGGATATTTAGCTTCAAATCCACCATATGTTGTGTCAGCAACAACAATGTTATTATTAGAATCGTAAACAATATTTGTTGCAGTAGCTGTATTGGAGCTATCATCTGCACGAACTACGTACAAAGCATTAGAATATGACAGATAATCTGCCGCCGTGAAAAATGTTTCATAGTTATCATCGGTTGGTTTACCAAATCTATCTACTAAATCATTTTCCGATGTAATAAGAATTGGATCGTTTGTAGGGCCCCATCTAAATACTCCAGCAATTGCAGCGGGTGGTGTTGCAACAGCAGGTACTGATTGGCTTGCGTCTACTTCACGAACAATTACTGAAGGACTTACGGAAAAAGCCATGTTTTTCTCCTTTATTAAATATTAGAAACGCGTTTTTAATTATATCACTGTTTCTATTTATAAATTTACCGATTTGCTTATTAATTACAACCATTATAATCTTAATCCGTCATCATCCCAGTCTTGTGAACCGTCATCAACGAAGCCAAAAGGCAACATTTCTTCTTCAATTTGCTCATCAGTTTTTTCTCTTAGTTTTATTAATGTATTTATGTCAGTCATATCTTTAAAATATTCCTGCTCAGTCATCCATGCAAACAGTACTAGATTCATTACTAAATCATCGTGAAATCCAGATTCTGCTTCATATGAGTTGCCTTTTTTTGAAAAACGGCTTAACTCTTCAATTGTATCTAAATCTTTTATTAAAAGCTGATCCTGTTCAATTAACATTTTAAGCATTGAACATCCAGTACCTTTAACTAATTTTGTTGTTCTTATACCATTATCTATATTTTTTCCAAACCCACCAGTTAATACTTTTCCACTTCTTCCTGAATTTGAAGTATAAAGTAGGTTTTCATAACCATGATCTAATAGTAATACATCAGCAACTTGTCCGCCGATGTCATTAATTTCTATTAAAATTCCTGCAGTGTTATATAGAATACCAGCTCTATGTAATACGCCAGAAAAGTCAATAGGTCCAATAAAATTGTCTCTAAATATTGCAACTTGTCTATAAGGCATTTCTGTTATATCTATTATATTTATGGTAGAATAATCTAGGCCTTTTCCACGTGCTACATCAGCAGTAATTACATATTGATGATCTCGTATTGGTTTTTCATATTGTATAAATCCTTCACTTTGTGCAATACATTTTTCTGGATATAATTGTTTTAATTTACTACCTGAAATTAAAGTTCCAGAAGAACCAAGGAATTCACAACAGTATTCTTGATTAAACTTCTCTTCATCGTGATCGAGTGATTCAATAGTTTCTTTTTTCCATTTCTCATCTCGTCCTGGAACATCGTGCCACATAACTTTAACGAATTGATAACCGTTTGTTCCTTCTTCTGCACCTTTACATGTTTTCCAAAAATGATTTAGACCATTAGGTGTAGATGTCATTAACATTTTTGTTGTTTCACCAGAAGAAATAGTAGGATAAACTGAAGCAAAAAATTCATCGAATCCTTCAATGAATGCTACCTCATCTAGATATAGGAAGTTAACAGATTTACCACGAATGGCTGATGATGTTGTTGTACCTGCTAATACTTGACAACCATTTTCTAATGCTATATTACCCTTGTTCCATTCCTCTATTCCTTGCTGGAGCCACTTTGGAAGCGCTTCATAGGCTAACTTAATCCTGGCTAAAACTTCCCTCGATGCGTCACCCTTGTTGGCTAGAATGGCCACTGTTTTATGTTCATTAAATAAAATATAATGTAATATTACAGCTGCTGCGGTTGTTGTTTTACCTGATTGACGAGCAGTAAGAACAGCTACTCTTCTATGATTAGTAATTTTATCGACAATTTCTTTTTGATAATCGTATAATTCAAGCGGAACTAATCCTCGATCCACGTGAACGATTTTCATATATTCTTTAGCAAAATATTCAGGATCATCGGAACACTTCATATATTCTTGAAGAAGTTCTGGTGTCCATTCAATATCAGTTGCTACCTTTTTAAGGTGGACATTACCAAGATAACCATCACCCATCGATTACTTTATCCTCTTTGTTGTTTTTGTTATCTTTAATCATTTTCAATAAATCATTAGTAGATAAAATTAAGTTATTATTTACAACATTTGTTTCTTGTTTTGGACCGCTTAATTCTTCTTTAGCAAATTTTTTCTTAGTAGAAACATCTGCATAATCTTTGTTTGCATCTAACATTGTTTTCATTAATGTTGATACAACTTCAAATGCTCTTGGCTGCTCAGACTGTTTTGCAATTTCAAGCATTTCTGCGATTGCATCTTCGCCTTTTTCAATAATACCTTGAATATTTTGACGGACTTGTTCTAAATCTTGAACATTTTCGTCGTCATCTGGAATAATTGCAAGAGGAGTTTCTTCTACCGTTTCTACAACTGGTAAATTTTGTTCTTCTTCATCAATTTCAGACAATGGTCGAATACCAAGGGCTGAAGAAATTTTATCATTATCTGCCATAATATTATCCTCAAAATTTTAATATCCTGATGCCGTTAAGAAAATTGGCACACTAGTATATTTTATTTCTCCTACAACTCTAGTAAATTCTGCTTCTGCAATTGCAGTATTAGGAGAAGTAACTGTTACATCTAAATATAAATCAGAGCTAACTGTTCTTTCTTGAATTTCAATACTATCAACTAATTCTGCCGCATCACCTATGCTAGTTTCTGTTGTATTAAATACACCATTTGCGCCAGCACTTTCATCTCTACTAAATAGTACTCTCTTAGTACAATAGTATTTGTTTGTTCCAGTATTATTAATAAATGTTAATAATAATTCACCACCACTTGTATATCTATCTAATGATTTACTATAAACGGTTTTAACAATATCATTATTAGCATTTAAAGTTGGAGGAATAGCATCTTGTAATGTATTTGAAATTGACTCTGTGTATACAAATGGAACCCATTGATCAGAACTGTTAATACGACCTAACTCATTCGCTTGAGTTTGTGATTCTAAAGTTGTAATGGTTGAGTTGGATGCATCTAAGTCACCTGTAATAGTTGTATTAGACGTATCTAAGTTACCATCAAGAGTTAATCCATCAGCAGTCACCGTGCCTGTTACATCTATGCCTGTAGAGGTTGTTTCGAGTTTTTTAGAGCCATCGTAGTAAAGTTCCGCTCCTGCTCCATTTCTGAATCTTGCTAACCATTCAACAGGGCTAGAATTCATCAATTGTATTTCACTTCCATTTGTTTCTATACGTAAAGGTCCTGAACCCGCTTCTTTAATAACACTACGAACCTGTGCTGAATCATGGTAAATCCATAGGTCACTATCTGCACCGAAGATGGCTTTGGAACCAGTACCAGAGATATTATCGCCAAACCTTATATTATTATCATTAGTATCTAAATCACCACCTAGTTGTGGAGTTGTATCTTCTACGAGATTTGATATTCCGGTATCTGTGTCTGAATCATTAACCCAAGTATTTCCATTGTATTTAAGTACTTGACCACTTGTAGCA